TTGTTTTCTAATTGCAACACTAAGATAAGTGAAAAATCTGACACGGCAAAATCCTGGGCAACTTTTTGTTGCTCAGGTACTTAAAAAGTTATATTTATAATAGTGTTGCGGAATTAAGGATTATATATTAGGATATAGGCATTAGTCTATTTTTAAGGTTGTAGATTGTTTGTTTCTTGCGATCCCGGAGAAATCCGGGATTTTTAATTATTGTTCAATTGTATTTCAATTTACCGTCTTGAGGCTTTTCATCACTTGTTTCATCTGCTCCTTAAGTACGTCTACATCATCCATTATTTCCCCGACTTGTTTGTAGTATGTCTCATGAATGTTCGGCATTTTAGCGCTGATATAAAACTCGGCATACAGCAGGGTGTTTATCTCATCTTCCATAAGATTGAAGTTGCTGTAATTTACTTTGTCTGGATTGTCGCTCATGCATGTAATAAAACCATGTTCATGGAAACGATTCTTCAAACGTTTAAGGTAAGCGCGACCTTCACAATCACTCACTACATAAACATGTTGATCTCGGATATCTTTCCATTCGCTTCGATCTAATAAACGAACTACCACATAGGAACTGTCTAATATAGTAGGTGCCATACTATCCCCTTTAACTCGAATACAATAATACTGTGCATTACGATGCAACATTGATATAGGAAGTTTTATACCATCTACAATTTCCAGATAACCAGGATTGCAATACCCAGCTGTACCAGCTGCAACAGATATCTCTACGATTGGTATAGTAACTGTATTTTCATCGGTAGAAGGGATTAATTCGATGGAAGACTTAAATTCGATTGTGTTAGATGTTTCTTTGGATGAGCGTAACATAGAACCTTTGCCAGTGAGAAGCCAATCTAAATCAATGATTGCAGAAAATCCTGCATCCGAGAATCGTTGAAAAAAATCGTAGCTTGGCGCAGATTTCATTTTTTGTATGTCGTAGATTGTCTGCGATCTTGGATATCCCAATTTCGTAGCAAAACTATTAGGCGTTTCACCTAAATAAGCAATCACTTGCGTTATTCTTGCAGAAATTTCTGCAAGTTTTTCATTCTTTTCTTTGTTCATATCAGAATATTCTGTAAGTTTGCAGCATCTTAATGAATTAAGATGGCTCCAAAGATAGAAAATAACAGTTTATAAATCAAAAGATATGGCTAAAAAAGAAAGGTATATCAAGTTAGGCAAAGACAAGGTTAAAGAGATTGCAGACATAAAAGGAGTGTCTACAGTAACTGTGTATGCAGCACTGAAGTTTCAAACAGACAGCGCATTGGCAATGCTAATTCGTGCATGGGCTTTGAACAATGGTGGAAAACTGTTTGAAGAAGCAGAGAATCCTTATCGTGAAACTAAAATCTAATAAGGAGGAAATGCAATGATCACCTATACAATGGGAATCAACCTAGAATATTTCCGAATCGTGATCTCAATTTGGCGTGAATACGGTATGCTTTGCCCGATTATTATTCCGAAGGATCAGGATAAAGAAGGTCCTGTCGTGATAAAGATTGGCCCGACAAGCGAAGAGAAGGTTGCGGAAATGGTGGACAAGATATGGGCAATAGCCGGTGCTAAACGGCTAGTCAAAGAAATTGAGAAATAACCATTTCGTAATAAAACTTTTAATTTATCATGGTTTATTTACCCCATGCTGTAGAGGCAGCAAAACCGTCCCAGTCTGTGAGGATAGGGACGGAATTTAAAACAATTTATCACAATAAAAAAATGATCAATTATGAAACGACTTGAAATGAAAAAGATTCAATCCCGGCATCAAATAACTGGAGAACTCCAGCCTCGCCTTCAATCAGTTTACCCAAATAGTAGACAATCTCCGGTTTATGGGCTTCCAGTTCTATCGTGTAAACGGCAAAAAGAGACGCTGACTTGGTGCGTCGGTGGGGATGTTCGAAATGAACATGGTACGGTAATAGGAAACGTTTTAACGTGTCCTCAAAAGACTCGGACAATGCCGGTAGAAGTTCTTTCTCGCTATTACAAAGTTTGAAAGATACAATAAATTTTACTTTAAAACTCATAATATATAATTTTAGTTTGATGGCTACAAATGTAACAAAAATATCCCAGTCCGTGAGGATAAGGATATTTCTGAATTTTTCCATAAATGTAAAGTATTTGCCAAGCTGCGAAAGCAGCACAACTGCCCTGGTTTGTGATAAATAGGGGCAGATTTAAAACGATTTATTAACCCTCATAAATAGATTAAAATGACAAAGAGACAACAATTAGGACTGATGTTCAAGCAGCTGCAGGAGTTCTGCAAGCAGAACGGCATTCAGGTCATCGCAGTTGCCGGTTACGAGAATGACAACAGAGAGCTTACCAGTATCTCTTATGCTCGTGGTGATTCCAAAGCAGTAGTTCCAATGATACTCGAAGAAATGAAAGTCAACAGCAACCTGGATAAGTTTATCAGGACAACAGCTGTAATGAAATACTAGAGCAAAATAACCAAGAATGATTTATTAACCCTTAAAAATTAGATTTAAAAAAAATGGAAAAAGAACAGATTATTGATCAAATGATCAATGAAGTAGAAAAGACTTGTAAGGAAAACGGATTAGAAGTTCTTATGCTTGTTGGAAAAGATATGGGTGATAAAATTGATTGCCGTCAACTTCTACGTATCTCCGATGGCATGATGGCTGATATGATCTATGATTTGATGAAAGACAATCCGCATATCGCTGGAATTATCCGAATGATTAATGGTCGCTATCTTTCTCAGAAGCTGAAAGATTCACTTGATAGATGCATGGAGGAAGTATTTCAATCACTCCGAAATACTGAAAACCATACGCCCAGAGGATAAATAAAGGAGCAGTCAAGGAACCTTCCCATTTCCCAGTTTTCAGGATTACGTACTTAACCATTTTCATAACTATATATCTTTTCGATAGGTGGTAAAAAGGGACGGTAGGGTGGCCTTCATTCCCGGTTCGATGCCGGGAACTGCACAAGAGTTAAATACAATAGTTTATATGGCTGTAATTTACGATAACAGAGTATGCATCTATGCCAACGAGCTGATCATATATGATCCCAAACGAAAAGTCGGTTCTGAAAAGGGATTCCTTCCGCTTGGGACATATAATACAAAGGTGCGCAGGAAACAGATCAATGTTGTCCTGCATGCCTGTCTGGGTCGACAAGCTCTGGTAGAGTTCGATTCTCTGGAGGATTATATCCAGCGACTGTATATCAAATACTACGGTGATCCCCACGAGGATGTAGAACGACCGAAAATGAGCTTACTTGAAAGGACTATGGGCTATAACGAGGCTGCCTTCACCTTCTTTACATCCGAATACAAGGATGCCTTTGGCAAACGTCTAAGTCCCGAAAAGGCTGCCTTCTATACACTCCAGGCACGTGTACTGGATGCTGTCATCCGTCTTCGTAACGGAAATGCGGAAGGATCTTTCGGTAGAAGTGGAGAACGTTTTAGTGTGTGGGACAGGCTCAGTGAGATGGTCAATGATCTGACGGAGGTGCGTGACAGTAAGGGTGGCATTCGTTATCCGCATAAGCTGCCTACTACAGGCAAGACGCTCAAGCGTAAGGTGGATCAGTATGAGATTGAGGGATTTATCGCTTTGGTACATAAGAACAAGGGTAACATTTCCGCTGCCCTGATAAAGGACGAGGAGGATGAAGCGATCATGCACAAGCTGCTTTCCCAGCACATGAATCTGGACAATATGCAGATCATGAAACAATATAACAAGGTGGCAGTTCTTCTGGGTAAACCGGAGATCAAGAGTCCCGTTACTGTGGACAGATACCGCAAGATGATGGAAGCTACCACTCTGGGGCATCAGCGCGGAGCTGCCGCCTTAAGAAACCGACTGGAGATGCAGCATAAGCGCGAGGCACCGAAAACCGCCATGACGTACTGGACCCTTGACGGATGGGATGTGGAACTGGTTTATCAGAAGAAACAGGTGAAGCCTAAGACGGTGAATGGAGAGAAGAAGAACTATATGACGACTACTTACCACAACCGTAAGACAATAGTAGTGGTGCTAGATGCTTGTAAAAAGTATCCTATCGGTTATGCTATCGGTGACCATGAGAGTCCGGCGCTCATCCGTGAAGCCTTGCGCAATGCGATCAAGCATTCCAGGGAGCTATTCGGAAACCGCTATAAACCGATACAGTTGCAGAGCGATAATTATCAGAAGGGAGTAATGGTTCCGTTTTATGAGGCACTGACCAAGTATTATACTCCGGCTGCCATCGGTAATGCGAAATCCAAGATCATTGAGCCTTACTTCAACTATCTGAACAAGACCTATTATCAGCTTGAGAAGAACTGGAGTGGTGTGAATATCAACAGCAGACGGGAGTCACAGCCCAATGTGGAGATACTCAACCGTAACCGTCATCTCATTCCTGATGAAGATGGCGTGCTGGCCCAGATACATGGAATCATGAGACGGGAAAGAGCGAAGAAGCTGGACGCTTACCTTGCCGCCTGGGAAGGTACTCCTGGTGAACGCCGCCTGCCATTCAGCGACGAGGAATACCTGATGCTGATGGGTGATACCACAGGACGTACCAACCGTCTGACCGGAAAGGGACTTCTAATTGAACTGGCGGGGGAACGGATCAACTTTGAGAGCTTTAACATGGAACTGCGTAATCACTATAATGAAGACTGGGTGGTTCATTACGATCCAGACAATCTCTCCCAGGTACTCATCTGTAATGCGGAGGCAACCAAGGGTCACTACGTAAAGAAAGAAATCGGCGACCTGCGCTTCCTGATGCACCGTGATATCAAGACTCCGATGGCCTTAGTCGATCAGAAGCCGGAACATTTCGAACACCGTAAGAAAGTGAATGAGTTCAATCGACAGTTCGAGCAAAGGTATATTGAGAAACAGGAGCATGTAGACGAAGTGATTTATTCCATGCGGGAGAGAATTCCTCTGCTTAAGAGTAACAACCTGCTTGACAGAGCGTTGATCCTGGACAGTAAAGGAAGGCACAAGGATAGAAAATATGAGGCAAGGGAAGATGTTCAGGATGTGGAATACGAGGAGATATCCTCCGAACCGGTCAAGATACTGCCTCCTGTCGCGGACGACGATTACGAGTGGAGCACTTCAGATATGAGTTTTTCAAGATAATTAATAACATTAAAAACAATATAAAGATGGACAAGAAAGCATTAAAACTGTACATAGAGAATTTGATAAACCGTGGTTCCTCACCTGCAGAACTGGCACGTCGCTGTGGAGTATCCGACACCGCCATGTCGCAGTTCCGTTCCGGAAAATATGGAGCGAATGACGACAACCTGGCAGCCAAGATAGCATCAGGACTTTATTTCTACGAAAACTCACGTAACGTAGTTGACAGCGTAACCTCATACAAGCAGGTCATGACGGCCTTTACCGCAGCAAAGAAAAAGAGCAAATGGATATGTATCAGCAGTCGTAGTGGAAGTGGAAAAACACAGTCACTCATCGACCTGTACAACCTGTACAGCGACAAAGGTGTAGTCTATATCAAATGTCGCAAATGGAGCAGCCGTAAATTCCTCACCCGTTTGGCACAAGCTATGGGAGAAACTGTGAAGGGAAATATGGACAATGATGACTTGCTCGACTTGTGCGTCAGACACATGAACGGCATATCAGGTCGTAAGCCTATCCTGTTGATTGATGATGCCGGAAAACTTACTCATTCGGCTATGTGCACGCTTATTCCTTTATATGACGACACGCTTGGCCGCATGGGATGCTTGGTAGCCGGCACAGAAACATTGGAACGCAATATCAAACGCTATGTGGGACGCATTGAAGGATATGACGAGATAGACGGTCGTTTCGGACGGAACTATATAGACTTATTTGGAGCGACAAAGAAGGATGTCATCAATATCTGCCTCGCTAACGGCATAGATAAGGAGACGGCGGAATCAATATGGGGAAGACTCCCTAAGATAAAGAAACAGCCACGTAAGGATGACCCTCGTGAAGTACTGTTTGCCGCAGACCTGCGCGAACTCATTGGAATGATAGACGATGTTGTCATCAGAGAAGAATTCAGTAATGGAGGGCTGCAGGTATGATTCGTTCCCTTTCTTTTGACAATATCCTGAACAAGAAGTACGAGTACATTCCCTTCTCTAAAGACTTCATGGATGCGTTCGGCAAGCGTCAGAAGTCAGGGGCATGGATCGTCTACGGGAAATCCGGACAGGGAAAGACTTCATTCACGTTCCAGCTGGCAAGAGAATTTGACCGTATTGGTTACAAGGTACTCTTTGCCTCCCTTGAGATGGGAACGGAGGCTGACTTTAAAGATTCTCTTCTCGGATTTATGAACTCATCCAAAAGTGGAATGATCTTTTGGGATGAGATGCCCACTTATGATGAATTTGACGAATATCTGGGTAAACAAAGATCTCCGGATGTGATCATAATCGACTCCTTGCAGAGTCTTGAAGGAGAGATGGATGTAACGGCCAAGCAGCTGATAGAACTCAGAAAGAAGTATAATAAGAAGATTTTCATCTATATCTCTCACGTGGAGGGAAGAGAAGTGCAGGGAACGATGGCTTACCGGATAAAGAGAGACTGTTTCTCCCGTATTGAAGTAAATGGCTTCCGCGCTAAATATATCAGTCGTGGTGCTCCCGGTCCAAAAGGATTCTACGTAATCTGGAAGGAGGGCTACGAGAGACAATGGCTGAAAGACAGTGACGAACCACTAAATGACATTGATTATGAACAATAACAAACCTTCCACCCTGATACTTTATGCCACCAATCCTCAGAAAACCTTGCTTCATCGCCTTAAGCGGCAGACAGGGATGAGTGAGGATGATTATCGCGCAATGATCTATGATGCCAGTAACGGTCGCACTGACTCATCCAGACAACTATATAAGCATGAGGCTACACAGTTGATCAAAAGTTTACTTGATCCGCAAGGGGTGAACGAGAAACGCCAAGAGGAACAGGCGAGAATCGTGGGACAGATATTCGGTATATCTATGCACATCGGTATTCTCAACAAAGATTATCGTAGCGATGATCCTGAAGAGATTGAGATGAACAAGGCAAAGATCTCCTCCTTTCTGAAAAGACGTGGAAGCATCAAAAAGGATGTAAGCCGGCAAAATTTGGAGGAATTAAAAGAGACTTTAAAGCAGTTACAAACGATTAAGAAAAAGGAGGGAAAATGAAGTGGATTTACAGACTGGAGATTGTCTGCTGTATTCTCGGAATAATCACCGGGAATAGCATAAGTACAAAGATATGGGCTTTCAGTTGCCTGTTATGGGTACTGATCGATCTCAGGAATGATAATGATAACGACAACGACAGAAACGAGAGAAATCAACATAGTGTTAACTATTAAAATTATGTTTTATGGATATTAAGAATTTAACAGAAAAAGAACGTGAGGCCTTACTGAACAAGTTGCAGGCCGAAAAGAAAAAAAAGGATGTGGACAAGAGGAAGAATTACGAGAAAGTACGTGCCAAATTCCTGGCATCCACAGAAAAGAGACTTCGTAAATACCTCAAGGATGGTCAGGATTTCAAGGAATGGCTGCAAAATGAGGCTATTAACTATTACGAGTTGCTAAAGTCATATGGAGATCTCAGACGTGACGAACAACTAGGATTCCAAGTTCAGAACGAAAAATTTAGGGTGTTAGTCAAAGGAAATAAGGTGAAAGGATTTGATGAACGTGCCGATATAGCCGAGAAACGCCTGGTTGATTATCTGAATGTCTGGATTGAGAAAAAGGGAGATGGTGACCGCAATCCCATCTATAAACTGGCCATGTCACTGATACAGCGTAATGAGGTTGGAAATCTTGATTATAAATCCATTTCACGCTTGTATAAGCTGGAAGAGGATTTCAATGATCCTGAATACTCCTCTATCATGAAGCTCTTCCGTGAAAGTAATGTTGTGGAAGGTACTGTCGTTCGCTTCTACTTCGAGGAGAAGGATGAGGATAATCAGTGGACAAGAATAGAACCATCATTTAACAAGATGTGATATGAGTAAGCAAGTACAGATCTTGATGGTTTCTCCTCCTAATTTAACGAAGGAGAATATTTATGAGATGAAGACTTTTCAAGGATTTGCCTGTTCATATTGTCACGGAAATGGTTGGATACCAGCCTTGGGTGAGCGAAATGATCGAGAGCAAAGAATCTGCCCTGTTTGTAATGGTCGCAAAATTTTAAAAGCGGACATAACTATAAAATGGATGCCTGACGAAGAATAAAATCTTTAGTCTGAGAAGAGAAAGAATAACCTCAAGTATTAATAATTTAAATTTTTACATTATGAATGAAATTTATTGGATGACCGTAATTGGTAACCTGTCCACCGCGTTGACAGTCATATGGATTGTAGCTTTGATAATTGTCGTTGTCATGCTGTTTGTTTTGTTGGTATCGGAAGGTGATGTTATAGCAGAAGAGGACAGCAAACACTCATTCTTCAAATGGTTGAAGCGCTTTGTTGTCTGTGGTGTAATAGCAGCGATGACGAATATTTTTATTCCGACGACCAAGGAGCTGCTTTATATCTATGGTATCGGTGGTACGATTGACTATATCAGGACCAACGATACGGCAAAGCGGCTTCCGGACAAGTGTATCAAGGTGCTTGACCGTTTTGCGAATAAATATATTGACGAACCTAAAAAAGATAAATAATTATGGGAATGCACACATGGTTTGAGTGTAGAATCCGTTACGAGAAAGTAATGGAAAATGGAATGCAGAAAAAAGTAACAGAACCTTATCTGGTAGATGCTCTCAGCTTCACGGAAGCGGAAGCAAGGATAATCGAGGAGATGACTCCCTTTATCTCCGGAGAGTTTACAGTATCGGACATCAAGCGTGCCAACTACAGCGAAATTTTCCCCAGTGATGCCGAATGTGATGATCGTTGGTTTAAATGTAAGTTGTGCTACATCACGATAGATGATAAGAGCGGAAAAGAGAAGAATACGAGCACCTATGTGCTGGTACAGGCTGCGGATCTGGGACGGGCGAAGGAGAACCTTGATGCCGGCATGAAAGGCACAATGGCAGACTATCAGGTGCCCTCGGTAGTGGAAACAGCTATCATGGATGTATATCCTTATACAGCTGACAAAGACGCCAATCCTGAATCCTCGGACGAGAAGAAAAAGCAAGAATGAACAGTTCAAAGGTAGTCGTAGTCCTGCTCATTGTATGTGAGCAGGACTACCATAACGATCCGAAAGAGATGGTGAGCAAGGTTGACATGGAAGATGATCTGCTACAGATTAAGATGCGGGACATCGAGTATGAGATAGATGCCTTCATACACGAAGAGAGTAAACGAGTACGTTTTGGCTGGCATACGCGTGACAAGCCTTTCCATCCGCAAAATTTCAAACGAGAGATCACCTGGCATCGCATCAGGAGCCGATGCTTTTAAAGACAATTAAATAACCATTTAAAGACAATCTATGAACTTGAAAGAGAACAAAGATAAGAAGTCGATGAGGGCTATCCTTCAGGATGTTTCTCGTGTGACTGGGGTACCAAAGGCTCTGATCCTCTCTCGTGTGAGGAAACAGAAGGTGGCTGATGCAAGAATGCTATTCTGTCACATGGCTCGTAAGGAAGGCTATCTTTTGCGTGAAATCGCATCTTTCATCGGAAAGAGTTACTCTCGTGTATCTATGGCATGTTGTGATGTGGTACTGAGAAAAGAGACGTTTCGCCCATTCATTGACAAATTATCCGCATCCGTGAAGACATTGTCTGATACAAGGAAAAGGAAATGTGTGCTGACACTAAAGGAAGGCGAACATGAATGGCCATTAAAGGCTTACCAGTCCCCTGTTGGGATACGACATGAGGGTAAGCGTCCTAACATGGTAATCATTGACTGTTATCAGGAGTGTAATCAGAAACAGTTATTAGAATTATCCCGATATCTGGAAACTATTGCCAAGGCAATGGCAATTCAAATTGAACAATTATGAATAAAATAAGACTAATACTTCGTTGGTTATTTATTCCATTGTGGACTACACTATTTTTTGTGTATTTGCTTATATGGTATATACAAATGAGTTGGTACTATTTCAGCTTTCAAGATTATTGGAATGCTTTTCTAATATTATGGGATAAAATAATGCTATTAATGAGATTAAAAACATTAGAATAATGAACATTGGATTAATCGACGTAGATGGTCATAACTTTCCAAATTTTGCCCTCATGCGGATATCCGCCTATCACAAGGCAAGAGGCGATCAGGTGGAATGGGCAACTCCTTTTAACAGGTACGATAAGGTGATGGCAAGTAAAGTATTCACCTTCACTCCTGATTTTAACTATCTGACGCTTCAGACAGACATAGTTGAGAAGGGTGGCACAGGATACGATATCACCGGTAGGCTTCCTAAAGAGATAGAAAACAGTCGACTTATGGATTATTCCATTTATCCACAATATAGCTTTTCTCTTCAGTTCTTCTCAAGGGGCTGTATCCGGAAATGTCCATTTTGTCTAGTTCGTGAGAAAGAGGGATATATCCAGGCAGTAGAACCGGTTGAATTGAATCCTGAAGGAAAATGGATTGAAGTACTTGACAATAATTTCTTCGCCAATCCTGAATGGAGGCATGCAATTAGGTACCTGTTAAAACAAAATCAGATGGTTAATCTGCATGGCGTTGATGTTAGAATCATGAATGAAGAGCAAGCCTTCTATCTAGGTAAGTTGAGATTAAAAAGGAGGATACACATTGCCTGGGATTTGCCTTCAATTGACCTTACAGATAAGCTCAGAGAAGTGACTAAATATATCAAACCTCGTAATTTGTCTTGTTACGTTCTGGTAGGTTACAACTCAACCGTTGAGCAGGACATGTATAGGTTGAGCAGACTTAGAGAATTAGGGATTTCTCCTTTTGTGCAACCTTACCGAGATTTTAATAATGATCGAAAACCGACTTTATATGAAAAGGATCTTGCGCAATGGGCTAACAAACATCAGATATTTAAGGCTTGTGAATTTAAGGATTTCTCGCCACGTAAAGGATTTAGATGCGAATATTACCTAAAACAATAAAGACAATGAAAACAATTGACTCAATTATCATTCACTGCTCAGCAACACGTGCCGAGCAGGATTTACGTGCAAAGGATATAGATCGTATGCACAAACAAAGAGGCTTTAACCAGATCGGTTATAATTTCGTGGTCGACCTTGATGGTCATGTAGAGAATGGACGTCCACTTTCTATTGATGGGGCTCATTGTAATACAAAGGGATTTTCCGGTGTATCTTACAATAAGCACTCAATCGGTATCTGCTACATTGGTGGTTTAGATGCGAGTGGAAGACCAGCCGATACTCGTACTCCCGAGCAAAAAGCGGCATTACGTGGACTTGTGGCGAAATTGTGTAAAGAGTATGATATCATCGAGTTACTTGGTCATCGGGATACTTCACCTGATCTGGATGGCTCAGGTGAGGTGGAACCGGCGGAATTTATCAAGGCATGTCCCTGCTTTGACGTGCGATCTGAGTTCTCTAATTTTTTACGCAATGTTGTTGTGAAAGCAAAATAACCCTCAATCAAAATTTTAGCCAATAATGAGTATACATATAAAATTGGCAGCCACCGCCACAGGTGACGCTATAACAGCTATTTCAACAACAGTAAAGGTTGCAAAAGATGCTGATGTCGAAATAGATCTATTAATCCAGAATATTAATATTCGAGTAAGACCTACGAGTGATGTTCAGGATATAATTGAGATTTATAGATTAAAAAGTAACAAAGATAAGAATGAAGAAACGGGGCGAGTTAAGGGACACCATTGCTCGCATTAAGAGGGTGTCTTGTGTTTGCCTGCACCAGCGTTGAAGTTATCACATAGCTAAGGCTGACAGCCGGGAAAGACCGGCTTTTAATAATATTCAAAAGAAGGATAGTAATGGATGGAATATTAATAAATGGAGTTTTCCATGAAGCCATACAATCAGATATGGAAAGTTTTAAATGTGATAAATGTTCGTTGAAAGATTTTTGCGAAGAAATTGGTACGTCTACCTTATCTTATTTCCCTCTTTGTGAACATTTGACAAATGATAAATTAACGGTGTTTGTCAACCGTGGAAATATTAATATAAATTTAATAATGAATAAAGATAATATTATTCCACCTATGACGCATCCTTATGGGATGTGTTGGCAACAGCCGCCAACTTACTTGATACTAATTGATGATACTCATGCAGTGATGAGTAGACTTGATTTTGAAATACTCATGGATTATACTCGTTCTCAACCGTCAGCTCTCTATAATGGTAAAATGTGGAAAGCACAATATGAGAATGAAGGTGCGTTGAAATGGTTTCTTTGCTATTGTTTCAATGAGAATGAGAAGACGAATGAGATAGACATTGCATATCGTGAAATTTTGATAATTGACTAATAACAATAAAAATATGAAGATAATATTTGGAAATGAACAATACAATATCCCTGTTATCCCTCAATGGGAAGAATACAGATATGAACCAATGCTTAAATGTCAATGCAAGTCTACGGAACATGGACATAACATTGTAGGAATTGCCGAAGTGCAGGGCGCTATGATGGTTCTACACGAATGCCCTTATTGTTGTGACAAATTCAGATGCCATATAACTTTACCCCATGATGAGTGGGAAGAATATTTAGGGCTTATGTTACATCTGCATAATCAGAAATTTAGAATTGACTAATAACAAAGTAAATATGAAGAAAATACTAATAATTCTCGCAGTCGTCTCACTGGCTGGCTGCAAAACTGAAAATATCTATTTGACGATATTACCAATAAAAAAGGTGACAGAAACAGATACAATATATGTTGTTCCTGATAATCGCTTTAAAAGAGAGCTTGAGAAAGCGGATAGCATATTTAGCATAATAGACAAGGCTTCTGATGCAGTTGCTAAATCAGCGTTTGAAAAAACAAAGCATCTTCTACCACAATGGTATAAACGCAAGTATATTGACTAATAACATACATAAATATGAGTGAAATCGATATTCTAAAAGATCAGATAGAGAGCTTACAAGCTGCTCTTGTTGCAAAGGAAGAAACTCACAAAATAGAGATTTGTAAGTTAATAGAAATAGATTTGAATGACACCGTTAGTGTAGAACTCACAGAATGGGGAGCTACATATCTTAATGCGATGAATACATTTAAGGAAATGACTACCCCGCAGACATGCCATTATAAAACTGACTATAAAGCAGGTGATGTTTACAGAAAACAACTTTGGCAGTTGATATTAGAGTTCAAAGATGGGATTAAGTTTGATAAAGAGAAGGCTTTTAATAAGTTGGCAAAAGTAATTAACTAATAACAAAATAAAAAGGAACATTATGAAAACAGGAATAGAGATTATAGCAGAAGAACGTAAAAGACAAATTGAAGTTGAAGAGTGGACACCGGAAGAAGATGATTTATACACAGCCGGACAACTAGCTTTAGCGGGTGCAACTTATGCTATCCCTACATTTTGTAGAGATGATTATGGTGGTTATGTTTATTCTACCGATGTACCTATCATGTTCCCATTTTCTCCCGAATGGTGGAAGCCTACGCCTGATGATCGGATAAGAGAGTTAGCAAAAGCTGGTGCACTCATTGCTGCCGAGATTGATAGATTGCAAAGGATTAAATAACTCTCAAAACTGTTTAGATATGAATAAAAAAGACGATTTAGTAAAATGGAAAACAGTCGAAACAATTACTCCGAATTTTCCTGATGGTGCAATCCTTATAAAAGAAGATACATCCGTAGAGTTTCCTCTAGCTGTTGTAGCCTTTCCTCTTGGAGGGCACAAAAATGGAATTAAAAGACAACGTGAAAGGGCAAAACTTATAGCTGCTGCTCCTGAATTATTAAAAGCATGCCAAGAAGCTCTAAGGTATGTTTGTGTAGACGAACCTGCCTATGATGTATTATGTGATGCAATCAAAAAGGCTACCGAATAATCCTCAATACATACATAAAAATGAATAGAATACAGAAATTAGAAGCTGAAATACAGAAGCTAAAGAAACAGGAAGCCGATAAAAAAAAGGCAAAATATCAATATCTCGTTGGAAAGTGTATTCACATGGCGCATACTTCTTACGAAAAAATCACATCGATAGTTAGGGTAAATACTGATGAAATCGGTGATGAAGTAGTATATGATTGCATACATGTATATTTTGACAACAGAGAAGATGTAAGTAATAGTGATTCAAGCGTCCAACTTGCATCTTACGCAAGTGAATACGTGGAACGGATTGAGAAAAATATCATAAGTCAAGAAGTTTTTGACAAGGCTATGGATGATTGTTTTGCGCATATTAAAAGAATGTCTATTAACGTATAACAAATCATATATGAAGCAAATAATAGAAAAGGCTGCTCGAATTGAACGAGAGAAAATCATACAAGAACTTCATGCTGCCTATAAGATTCATAAAGACCCGAATCACTACATAACATCTAGTGCGACAATTGGACAGTATGCTGTTCCCTTGTTTAAGAAAGGTGCTGAATGGCAGAAAGAACAAGTTATTGAAATCCTTTCCTCCGTTTTAGAAAATTGGGTACATGGCGGTGATGCGGATTGCATTATTGCGGAGTTCGAAGAAAGATTAAATGATTAATAACAATAAAGATATGTGCAAGTAAAACCACCTAAAAAATCAGAAAATACTAGCAATTTATATACAAATCTGTATATTTGTACGCTATTTGTCATGTCGTATAATATAAAACACACAATTATGGAAGAAATTACATCATTTATATTAATTGTAATTATCGTATTTGGTATATTACAGATTATCTTATTCTTTAAATTATGGGGAATGACTAACAATGTCAAGAAAATCAGAGAGTCATTTCTTACGGGGGCAGATGGTCTGTCTCCTGCCAAAATAGAATTTGCTATAGGGAATATAGAAAAAGCAAAAGAGTTGCTTAAAAAGGAATTTATCATAGATATATTCAAAATATATAAAGAAATAGTAGCAACTGACTATTCTCAACATCAGCATGAAATAAATGTTTATAATAAAGAATATAAAAAAATAGAAGCTCGTTATAGAGATTTTATTTGCAATTCTGACGAATATATAGATTTTACGAAATTTAATTCCTTTGATAAAGCAAAAGAGTTTTTTAAATAATTTGAAGTCTAACGTATAAACAATAACGGGTGCCGGGAGTGTAATTTAAACTCTGTCTGGTTTCTATTTCTTTTAAATCACAACAAATATAATTTTTTCTTTTTGGATTTACAAATGCTTCTTAAGGTAGTTTTTGGATGTGTGCAAGGGCGGCGAAGAATGAGCCGTTTATATACCCTTGCTCACATCCGGGAACTACCTTTTCTTTGCGTTTGAAAAGCAAAAAAGGGGAAATGGGTTATATCGCCAGAGGCATTCTCTCTCCAAACTTGATTCGTAGTTGCCCGGCAGTTAACGCCCAATTCTGGAGCGGTTGCGTCCATTTCTTGGAGATGTTCATCACAGCCAGGTAGATCAACTTCATCAATGCCATGTCATTGGGAAAGACACCCTTGGTTTTGGTCACCTTTCGTACTTGACGGTGGAAGCCCTCGACGGCGTTAGTTGTGTAAATCAGTCTTCGGATATGCTCATCATAAGCAAAATAGGCCGATAGATTATCCCAGTTTCGTCGCCATGATTCCAAGACAACAGGGTATTTTTTACCCCATTTATCTTGTAGTTTATCAAGGTTGAGCTCTGCTAAATCTTTATTAGGGGCTTGATAGACTGTTTTCAAATCTGCCATAAACTCTTTTTGATCTTTTGAGGCTATGTATTTCAATGAATTGCGAATCTGATGTATGACGCAGTTCTGGATGATTACCTCAGGAAAAATAGTGCTGATTGCTTCAGCAAATCCCGTGAGATTGTCAATGCAAGCGATCAGAACATCTTTCATGCCACGTGCTTTCAGGTCGGTCAAGACACTCAGCCAGAAATTAGCCCCTTCGCTTTCTGATACATACATGCCTATCAGTTCTTTATGGCCATCTTTATTGACTGCCAGAACATTATAGACAGCTCGACTTTCGGTACGACCACCATCCTTCACCTTGTAGTGCATTGCGTCAAGCCACACAATGGTATACATTGATTCCAGGGGGCGGCTTTGCCACTCCTTCACCTTGGGAACTATGCGTTCAATAATCTCACTTAGGGTGTTGTGGGAGATCTCAACATCATACATCTCCTCGATATGGGAGGAAATATCCCTAAGGCTCAAACCCATACCATACAGACTGATAATCTTGGAAGACATGTTGTCCGCAAGAATCGTCTCGCGCTTTTTAAGGATCTCAGGACTAAAGCTGCTGTGACGATCTTGAGGAGTCACGATATCAATCTCGCCGGCCATGGTTTTGACACGTTTGCTGCCACGACCATTCCGCTTATTGCCTTTAAGACGCTCTGAATCATCAAGGTGGGAGGACATCTCGCCATCTAAAGCGGCCTCTAAAAACTCTTTTAGCAACGGACCAAAGGCTCCGTCTTTGCCCGTGAGCGATTCGCCACTACGCAGTTGAGATAACGCTTTGTCACGCATCTGCTGATACTCTTCACTGTTTCTATCCATAATACAAAGATAATTGTTTGGGGACAGAGTTCAGATTACGCCCTCCGGGTGCCCGGTAAATCAACCACAGCATCCGTTATTCGTATATAAAACGTCAGTCCATCTTTTCATGGTCATTTTCTATATGATAGTTAACAACCATCCATTCCTCTTGTTTCCTTCTTTTTGTGGTCACAGAATTTGAAGCGGAAACAACTCTTTCGATTTTATGTATAATCCAGCTGTTATCATTTGCGTATTTACGTATCATGTCGTCCGGATACATCGTTAGCATAAATTTGCCCTCAATTTGTGACAACAAGTCTAATAATGCTTGCATATTATCACGGTCAAACATCCCGGAATAATGTCCCATGTTAAAACCTATATAGGGTGGATCTAGGAAGTGAAATGTATCCTTTGTGTCATATCGTTTGATAACTTTGAGCGCGTCATCCTGCTCAATAGTACACTGTTCCAGCAGTGCTTTGATATCCTCCCCAAATGCATGCTTTGCATTATTTAGTGCTATTGTTTTCTTATTGTTTCCATTCTTGGCAAAGGAAAATGACCCGCTGAGGTTTCCCGAAAACGATAGTTTGCTTAGTGCCCATACTGCCCAAGCCCGCTTTACCCTTGAGAAATAGTCCGGATGTTCATGAATAAATTTTGCGACTTGCAACTGCTCTCGGCTGTGTAACGTTTTTAATATTTCATCTTTCAAAGCATCATAGTCGGTTATTATCGTTCTGTAAAAATTGACAATTTCTCCATTTAGATCGTTGACAACATTGATTTGTGCAGGATCTTTAGCGAATAGTACGGCAGCTCCTCCTGCAAAAGTTTCTGTATATGTATTATGTTGTGGGATCAATTGAAGGATGTCTTTTATCATTCCTTGTTTGCCTCCGTAATAAGTGATTGGCGTTTTCATTGTTTTTAAATAAATTAGCAGGAAAAGAGTAAGTTTAAAATTAGCTTCGAAGTAAAAACAGGGCTTCAGTATAAAAGACTGATCCCTGTTTTTATATGTAAGAAAAGTCAATCGATCATTTCCTTCCAGGGAATTTCCACTCCCTTCTTCTTCATCTTATAGATCCACACAAGGAAGATCATTCCCTTGAATCCATCCGGATCTTCCAGGTACTTCCTTGCAGCCTTGAGGATAACCGGTTCCGTGATCATTGCCTCCGGATACCAGTCGCTGTATAGCATGTTGGCCAGATAATGCAGGTCATGCAGGCTTTTCTTGTCCGGAAGCGAAAGTTTCTCTCTCTTGAATGCCTCGATGATATCCTCCATACTCCATCGATGATTGGTGCCATCCACATTCTTCAGATGCCGGATCGCAAACTCTGCCAGCTTCTCGTTGAAGTGTTCGCCATATTTTTCGATGTACTCTCTCTTGTAGTCACATCCGATAATGATCATGTACATAGCCTTTACTTTTTGAATTCGTTGATAAATTCAGAGATAGCTTCTGAGAGCTTGTCGACCTTACTTTCCAGATTGCCGATGCGCTTCTCATTCTCCTTCTTTTCCTTGTAATCCCTATCCCACTCCTCCAGGATGTCATCACAGGTCTGCACGTTCTTCTGGTGTTTATCGTAGGAGTCTATGACTGCCTGACTCTGTGCGCGTGTGGCACGTACTTCCGCGAGGATACCTTCCTTGTCGGCCGAGAACACTAACGTTCCGGCATAACATACGGAAAGCGTTTCCGGCATGGTGAAGGTCTGCGTCTTTTCTCCCAGCAGGAGGGTAACGTCTACCACCCTTCCCAGGTTCTGAGGAGTCTGTCCGGGCTTCTGTGCCGGGAAATAGGGATCTCCGATGCTTACGACCTTGCCGGTCTCAGCTTTCAGCGTTTCGTGGTTCAGCACGTATATGGGATATCCGTTCTTTAAATCTTTGATCAGCATAATTTAAATTCATTTTAAAGGTTTTAAAAACAGTCCGGGAGGTTTCCTTCTTGTGGTCCTCCCGGCTGGAATAATTACGCAATTACGATGGTCAGCGAGTCGTTGAGCGTATAGGTATGTGCCTTTCCGCATTGTACGTCCGATCCTCCCTGTCTGCGTCCCACCGATGTGATGGTAACGGAAGTCGGAACGGCCGTCTGTCCCTGAAACGCCACAACGAAATGTTCGGTAAACAGTTGCGTGGCAGCCCTGCATCCGCATCCGGGAGTAACTACAGTTACCACAGCGGTAACGGGTACAAACACCGTTGTGCCATTAAGCACCGGTGTACCGGCGGTGTAATTCACCGTAACCTGCGGTTGCAGACTGGAATCGATACAGAAGGGTCGGCAAAGCCTCTCTTTGAATGTCGCCAGAACTGCCAGCTGATTGGCCACCGGTGCGGCAGCCAATCCTACGGGTGATAATGTAACCATATCAGTTCATGTTTTTTATAGTTACACTCCCCCGCACATATTTCCCGAAGCGCATCCGCATCCTCCGTTCATCACGGAAGCGATGTAGCGGTTCTGTCTTTCCTGGGAGAGTTCGAACTTAAGATCCTGGATCTTCAGCTTGTCCTCAGCCGACCAGTGGTTGTTCAGCGTATCTATGATACGTTGCGTGTTGTCTTGACCCGCGCGGATGATGTCGCACTTGTCCTGTTGTGCCTGGAAGGCGGTAGCGGAGAATCCCTGCGCGATAGCCACGCCCAGATCCCGTTGTCCGTTACGGAGCTCACCGGTCTGCTGACAGGTCGCAAGCTGTTGCTCGTATCCCATCTTCAGGATTGCCTGTTGTGTCTGGCAGCAGCAGTTTTGCAGTGCCTGAATGACGTTACAATCACCCATATTGACTGCATTGATCACGCGCTCAGCCGAGAATCCCACTTGTCCGGATACCTCCTGGATAGCGGAACGTACAGCACAGATGGACTGGTTCAACATGTTGAAGTCACAGTTCAGGTTGTCTGACAACGAGCGGATGGCACCCGTATTTCCATGAATACCGTCCATGAGCAGATTGCTGTTCTGGTTGTCGGACATCTGTGTGCGGATCGCATTGAGTTGTCCCTGGATTTCGGCATTCTGGAGGTTTCCTCCCTGATTCCAGCCTTCGCCGTACATCATGCGCATCATGCCCATCATCATCATGTAAGCGAAAGGATTGTTCATCCAGTTGTTCGCACCGCCATTCATCAGGGCGGCCATTTCGGCACCATTGTCCTGTCTGCCGAGCAATGCGCCCATGAGCGCATCATTGTTGCCGCGGTAAGGATCTCCGCAACAAATAATCTTTTCTTCAGCCATAGCCTTTATAATTTTATTAGGTTCCGGTCACTACTTGACCGTACTGCAAACATACTAGTCTGTCGCCGGCTGTTCTACGCATCGCTTCCCATGCGCTTCCTGATCTGTGACAAATAAATACCGATCATCGGTGAGGTGATGTTTCGTCTCATCAGGTGCCGGACGCCTCGGGCTGTTCGGTGAAGAAATGTTGCGATCTGGTCGGGATACAGTCCTTTCTCGGTCAGAAGGGTAACAAGAACATACCTGGCATCGGTAGCCTCCATATCCTTATAATCACCCAGAATTCTATCCCTTGTTACTTCCGTTTCTTGCTCTGTCAAGGAAAGCAGTCTAAAGAAAATTTCGCTCTTACACATAAATTTCTAATTTTTATTCTTATTTTTGTGCACCACAATAAACATAGCGCAATTATCCATGTTAAGGACTTTAGCCCTCAGCGTGTGGATAGTTGCGCTATCTTTTCCTTGTTTATTTGTGGTGATTTAAACGGAAGCGTTGAGGGCTTTTTTATAATTCCCTCCTTATAATTGCATATTTATCTAGAAATCATTACTTTTGCATAGGTATCAGTTTTTTATATTTAGAAGTTTTCAGGGTATGTCAAAAGGTAGAAGTTCAGAACTAATCGAAAAACGTAACGAGGCGTTGCTGCGTCGTTATTACTATTGGACTGAGGTACAGCGTCTTCGTTTTGATGATGCCCTTAAGATTCTTTCCGAAAGAGAGTTCTTCATCAGCATAGATCGCATCATGGCCATCATCCGTGAAAACTGCAACAAGATCAAGGATGTGAATGTCCGTCCCGTTCCCGTCATCAAGAAGCCACGTCTGACAGCCTCCCAGCTTTCACTCTTTACTGAGTGATCCATCCTCCCATACGGTTGTCTCATAGTGCATCTCATAGATCTTTATCCCCCTGGGCATGGTATAGTACCTGCTTCTTTTCCTTTGCATCGGCGTTTGGCAGCATTCGGGACGGTACATCTGCAAAAGAGAGTGTACCTGCCTGGTTTTCTCCATCCTTTCGGCTGCCTTTTCAGCAGTACCACTGGTGTAATGCGTGTCATCATAGCAGTCGATGGCCAGCTTGACGATGACGTTTACCGTTCCTTTCTGCATGATTCCGCCCACTCCTCCCAGAGTCTGCCACTGTACTTCGGGAGTGTCGATCAGCACCATCGGATAAACCATCGGATAGGTCTCGGAGTTCTCATCCTGCCGGTAAAGCATATCCAGCTGGCCGTAATCCTCGTCTACCTGGCCGTGCAGCCATTCTATGTTGTCGGCTATCCTTTTTTGGATGTCATTAAATAGTGTTTCCATTGCTATTTTAGTTTTTAGTTTGTCCCCGATGCGAATATCAGGGACAATCAGTGTTTACTTACCTGCCAGATCAATGCGTTCTCTTAAAGTAAGAAGATAGTCGTGCATCTGTACCTTTTGAACTTCCATTAAGGCAATCTGATTCTCGCCCGCAATTTCAACGGCATCCTTTCTTCCCAGAAACAGGACCAGCTTATTATATTTGTCCATCAGTTCATTGTATTCGATGCGCAGGCGATCAATAAACGTCTGATTGACAGGGTACCGGTCTTGCAAAGCATATCCAAGCAGGAACCAGACTTTATCCTCTATCTTCCGTAAGCAAATCTCTTTCCCGATTTCCTCACTGTAATTAGCAGGATCAACACAAGTCGTTGATTCCCGTAAAGTAAAACCGTTCTTCATACGAACCGTCACATAGGTGCATGGCTTATCAAACTCCACTACCGTTCTTACGATCACATCTTGCATATTAGCAAGCACTTCTTCTTTGGTTACTGTTACCATTTTAATCCATATTTTTTTGTTAAACATTGAGTCCGCTTGCTGAAATTGCTTAGTAAAGCGGTTTTCTTTATAAATTTTCGCTGCGGTACATCCGACGGACAAGGCAACGGATATACAAATGAGTAAGATTTTCTTTATCATTATTTTGTTAATATATTTGTAATCTCCTTTGTTACCTCCTCTCTGGTCATATCCCGGAGCTCCCGGCTTGGTCCGATAAAACGTCTCTGTGGCATGTTGACTTTGATGTCCAGCCTCTGTTTTTTCGTCAGTGCCATCGCCTTCCATTTCAGCGCCTCGGGCGGAGCGGCAGCAGCTTTCGCCTTCCGCGTCTTCTTCCCCATACGCTTGGTGATACCGGCAGCCTCGAAATACATCTTCCAGGCCATCTTTCGCATCTTGGGTGTCACTTTCGGATGGGTGGTAAAACTGCCTCCTTCATTATGTATTCCGGCATATTCGACCGGATTGAGAATGATCGCCTTGTACGATTCATGCTCATATTTGGTACTTCGTGAAAGATGGTTACGCCCGCTAAGCAGCGGAGTATACTCCTTCTTTTTGCCTTTGGCTGTATCCTGCCTGATTGTCCTTTTCCAGGGATGCAGTCCGTCGTCATAGAATCCTCCTTCCCTAAAGTTCCGGTTTACAAGGTTTACCGCCTTAGCTCCGATCTTGCGGGGAAGCGTGTCCTTGAAAGCCTTCTCGAGCTGCTTCTCTCGTTTGCGAAGTTCCCGGATCGCTTCATTTACATTCATCCTTTCCTCCTTTCCAGAAAATCCCTTACTGCCTTGTCCGCTGTCGGGTAGGCATTGGCAATATAGGGATGTGTGTCGCTAAAGATCTTCGCATCCCGTCCCGGATTATTGTCCAGACCGGCAGACGGTTTGTAGTCCGAGAGGGGTATACCGTATTCGGATGTAGCCGGTTCATCCGTCTGTTCAAGCGAGCATTTGCAATTCCATCGGTCTCCGGGACGGTGACTCTTCCAGAAGCGATGTCCCTTGGGTAGTGTCAGTTCGATTCCCCAGAACTGCGCATGCAGGGGATCGGGATCGGCACTGGTTGTGGGCATCCATCTGAGGTTGGGCAGAATATCCTCGTCCCTTTCGAACACTCTCCAGTCAGCCGCCTGATGCGCACGAATGATGGCCGTATCGTATTCCGTATCCAGCCACGCCGTATTGTATGTACCGATGATCCCCTGTACATCTTCCTGGAACCGATAGAAAGGCTTGAGCTTCCCTTTCTCGTCAAGCAGCTGCGAGGCAATATCGTTCTGCATCCGGTGGGTACGGAAGGCAGAGAATACCTCGTTGTTGCCGCGTATCTGCTCATAGAAGTCATGTTCGGGATCACGGCTGTCCCTTATCCCGAATCCTTCATCCGTTGCCCGGTTAAACGTTCTGATTGTTGCCAGGAACAAATCCTCGTCTATCTCTTCCTCTACGTTAAACGTCTTATAAAAGATATCCCGCAGAATCCTTGTCATCAGGTCTTCGGTAAACTCGAAAGCAACCGCCGCTGCCTGGTTGGTGAAGATAGGATGCCCGTGACAGTGAGAACACCGCTGACCATACAGATCATCCATTACCATTTTAAAGCCCCGCTTTTCGGGGCGTGCGCGAAAAAAGCCTTGATACGGTCTACGATTCCGTCCTCCTGCTTTTTCTCCCGCTTCTTTTCCTTCTTTTCCGGCTGCTTCCCTCCAGGTGGCAGTTCATTCTTCATTGTCTCCTGACTGTCAGTTGTTTCCCTCTTGAGCTCATCATAATTGTCCGGTTTGGGTATTCCGGTGGTCTCATAGATATAGTCATCCGAAACAGGTGTTCCCATCTGCCGCATACGCGATATGATATTTATCTCTTCGCTCGCTGTGGTCTCTTTGGGCTTGACGTAATAGAATTCCCCGCCTCTTGTGTCGTATCCGAAGGCGGTGAATATATCGGTCATGTCATAGTTCAGCGTATTGAGTATCAGATTGCGGTCCGCTTCGTTTAGTTTTTTCTCTCCCTTCTCCTGTACGGTTCCTAGTGCCTGTGTTCCCCGCTCCGATGCCTGTGTGGTCAGGGTATTGCCCAGCACGATCTTACTGATCTCATCGTTGCAGGTATCATACAGCCCTTTATAAAGGTCGGAACTGCCGCTCTTGCTGCCGCTCTCAACCAGTTTAAGGTTTGTCTGGTCGGAATGCAGATATACTCCTGCGCCGCCCTGTTCCATCATATCCTCCACGGTCTGACTACGTGATTCCGTATCACCGGCACTGTAGGTATATTCCCGTATGGGCATGCCGAATATCTCACAGAACTGCGCCCAATCACCCATGTCATTGTTCTTGTACAACACATAGGGAGTGATTCTTGCCAGCCGTCCCAGGCTGCGTTTGTCCCCAACAAAGAGCATCGTATGGTAATTCTCCAGCGGTTCTCCGAATATCTCCTCCTGTCGGTGTTTGACCAGTTCCCGAACGGGATCATAGTTCTTGCGGGGAATCAGGATATAGTCCAGCCATCCGCTCTTGTCCAGCTTAAACTGGAACAGGGAGAATCCCCAGAAATCCGAGTCTATCAGGTCACCTATAAAGCGATAGAACCAGGGAGAACGCAGAAGTGTGTTGATCCTTTCATCCGGCTCGCCATTACGTCTGAACTCGATCTGCGAGCACTGCACGGCAGCCTTCCTCTTTTCGATAACGCTGCTTGTATGTCCGTCCATGAGAATTTCCTCGTACAGGTCATAGAGTTTTATCCTTTGTGAGAAATCCACGTCGATGGCTCCCCGGATAGCCTGCATGTAATCCTGTATGTCCTTGTGGAATAGCCTGGGAGCGGTAATGATGATGGTTCCCGGTGCGATCTTGCCCGGCAGCGGCATGTTGCCGCTTATTGATATTTCCTTCTTCTTTGCCATTTTAGCGATGTGTTACACGTTTGGGATTACTTCTTATCTGTGTGGGCATATTGGCCCGGACCGTATCGTCATCCAGACTCGGAGCATCGGCTATGCTGAGTTCCATTCTGCTGACCATCTCAAGCCATTTGACAGCCCTCTCGTAGCGTTCCTTGCGGAAAGGAGAGAACTTTTGAGGATTGTGGATGCTGCAGACATGGTAAAGGGTGATGTCTATGGCGAACATGAGTATGAGCGCGTTCCTGTCCTTTCCCCTTGCAGAGAATATCTTCTCGCAGTCATAGCGTGAGCCGAGATACGATTTCATCTGGGCTATCGCCTGGTCCTCGCAGATTTCCAGGACCGCTTCGTCCTGTCTTATGATGCTGTCCAGGATCTCCCTGTGGATGCTTGCATCGTAGTCATCCGGATTGATAAATTCAGCCATTTTCTACCTCCTATATTTGTTAAGGGAGCGCAGTTTCTCCCTTTTGATCGTAATTGTCTTCTCCATGCTGCCCGCCTTCGTATCTATTACCCTGTTGCCGCCTTCCACGCAGTCCGGGCCATCTGCCGGGTACGGAAGCGTCAGGTCGAAAAGCTTGAACTGGTCGGTAAGCTCCTTCATGTCCAGCGAGTCTTTTTCCTGCTCATTGAAAATGAGGTTTCCTTCCCTGTCCAGCGGTTCGAGGTTCGCCTCGATACGGGTCGCCTTGTCTGTCTTCCTGTCCTCGTCGGGCTTGATGTTGAGCGGAATACCGTGCTTCTTGCGCAATCTGAGCAGATGCTTTCGTAAAACCTGCTGGAAGAAAGGGTCCTGCAGCTTGTTGTTCTCCACGTAGCAGTAGACGGTCGCCTTTCCCTGTACGTAGCTGTACTGGTTGAAGAACGCTTCGATAAAATCCTCGTTCTTTCCCCTAAAAACCCTTGCCTTGATGACGTATAGTGTACCTTTAAGCTTTCCCAGCAGGCAGACGGATTTGAAGGAAGCCTGCTTCTTCTTGCTTTCTCCCGGAGCGGGGTCGCCGTAAATGACCAGATACCGGAACTTGCTGAGCGGCGGGACTTTACCGAACACGACATTTTTGAATATATTGCCTTCGCTGACGGGATTGTTAAAGAACTCCTTCTGCGCCGATGAAGTGCTGATAAGAGAGAGGAACATATCGATATCCTCTTCCGAGTTTTTTGCCGGCCATACAGATAGTCCGTTCTTGTCCCTGATGTTGATAATGTCCACATGTCCGATACCGTGCTGCTTTTGGAGTTCCTTCGCCTTTTCGATGGCCCTTTTGATACAGCAGTCCATTGCAATGATGTTCCCATTGAAAAGGATGCGGTATCTTCCCGATACAGACATGGCGGGGATCAGCGCGTCCTCCAGCCATTTCCATTTATTTTTGATACGTTCGCTGTTGCGGCATTCCTCGTCGGTGTCGATATCATCAATCAGGATAAAGTCCGGACGCACGTTCTTGTTACGGGTACCGCGCGGGGACTGTCCCGCTCCGATGGCGCGGAAGGAACATCCGGATCTCAGCGTAAATTCTCCCGTCTCCCATTCGCCCAGTTTTCTCTGTGGACCGTAATCCTGGATGATTCGCTGGTTTTCTTCGAAGTTCGCCATAAAGGGTAGCAGCAGACGCTCCGCATTGTCCAGTGAGTTGGATATCAGCAGCACGTTGCGTATCTTGCCGGTAAGGGCCAGGTAGCTTATTTCCATCATGGCCCGTGCCGACTTTGCCAACTCGCGCGACCACGCGCGTACCTCATACCATCTCTCGTGGGTGAGAATACGGTGTGTAGCCGCTTTATGAAACTCCGCCGCCTCCGAGGTGCAGTACATCTCAAAATAATAGCGAAACCAGCTTTCCGGATCTTTCTCCAGATGACGACGGCGTGCCTGAATATCTGCTGTCGTATCCATCGGATTGATGTCCGAACTCTCCTTGATGGAAACGACCAGGTCATTCCATTCCGCCAGTTCCGCCCTGTCCTTGGATGTAAGTTTGAGTTTTGTCATACTACATCAGAGTTTTGATTTTATATAGGCATCCAACAGAGGTACGATCTCCTTGCTGCGTGCCATGTCGTAGGTGCGCAGCCACTTGACGAAACTCTTGAATACAGAAAGGATATCAGCCAGTCCGACATCCGTTTCCATTTTCTTGATCGCATTTGAGATCTTGGAGATGGTATCCGACTCAGCCGCGTTGGCAAACCTCTCTCCCGCGGGCTTCTTATTAATGGCCGCGTTCAGTTCCGAGAGTTGCAGGTACAGGTTCTTGAGCTGCTCCTCACGTGTGATGGTAATGGAAACCTTGTGACGTTCCCAATTCCCTTCCTTAATCCACCGGGAGACAGTCTGGCGTTTTACTCCCACACGCTCGGCAATCTCCTCCTGTGTCAGGTCTTCTCCAAGATAAATACTCTTTGCAAAATCTTTCTTCTGTCTGCTTGTCAATTCTGCCATTTTATGATCATTTATTTTTGGCAAAATTCACATATAATTATCTAATAAACAACACGTTGTACTCATGATACAACTTTACAGACATACCATGCAGCCACAAAGTTGTATCATGTGCAACGGGTATTGTAAGGGGTAAAAAAACTGTTCATATTTGCAGCATAATTTTAAAGTTGGCCGCATGAAAAAGCGATACTTCAATATGATACCATCCCCTGATGCCGCCTGTATCCTCCTGTATGGGGAGATAGGCGGTTTTGACGGAATCAGCGACAAGGACATTGTTGCCGAGCTGTACGAATATGCCTCGATGTACAAGAGTATAGATATACGTGTCAATTCTCCCGGAGGCAGCGTATATGCTGGTATGTCCATCTTCAACGCTCTTCGTAGCAGCGAGGCTGACATTACCATTTATGTCGACGGAATTGCCGCCAGTATGGCCAGCGTCATTGCCCTGTGCGGAAAGCCTGTCTATATGAGTCAGTATGCCCGTCTGATGCTGCATGCTCCCTACGGCGGATGCTACGGAAACAAGGAGGAGCTTAGGTCTGTCAGCGATGAACTGGCATCCCTGGAGGATACGCTTGCTGATATGTACGCCTCCCGTCTGGGCAAAACACGTGAGGAGATCAAGGATACTTATTTCGACGGAAAGGATCACTGGATCACAGCGAAGGAAGCGAAAGAGATGGGGCTTGTTGACGGTATCTATGACATCAAGGAGAAGGTGGATGCCCAGAGTCCGCAGGATATCTATGCTGTTTTCCAGGCCCGCCTGAACAGTCAATCATTTAATACCCATAATAACATGTATGAAGAACTGAGAAAAAGACCCTCCTTCGCCGCGTGCGCGACGGATGAGGATGTAGTGCGCATGCTTGCCTCGATGGAAAACAAAGCGGGGCAGTATGACGCTGTTGTGAAGGAACGTAACGATTTGAAAGCCAGCCTGGACGGGTATGTCCAGAAAGAGAAGGAAGCCCGTGAGCTGGAGATCAAGAACCTGCTCGAGTCGGCAATGCAGAAGGGGCGTATTGCTCCTGCCAGCCGTGATGCGTACAAGGCCATACTGGAGAAGGACTTCGAGAATGGCAAGAAGGTCATCGAAAGTCTGCCTGAGAAGAAGAGTGTAGAAGACGTACTGGATGTCTCCGCTCAGAACAAGGAGTCCAGCTGGAACGAGAAATGGAACGATATCCAGAAAAAAAACGGTTTTAAATAAAAAATAAAGCAATATGGCTGTAACTATTGTCAATACGAACTATGACGGTGAGGTACTCGACAGAATCCTTACCAAGGCCGCTACAGGCAACGAACTGGTACAGAAAGGGCTGATCAACCTGGTGCCCAATGTATCAAAGAAATACTCCATTCCTCGTTTGAAGACAAGCAAGATGCTCCGCAAACGGGTGGAACAACCTGAAGACAAGGATTCCAAGGGGAATTTCAATTACTCGGAAAAGTCGCTGGAACCAAAGGATTTCATGGCTTTTACCACTTTCAATCCACGTTCCTTTGAGGCAATCTGGCGTCCGTTCCAGCCCAAGGGCAATCTGGTATTCCGTGATCTGCCGCCCAACATCCAGAATGTGATGCTTAAGGCGCTTTCCGACCAGGTGGACTTCGAACTGGGATATCATTTTGTCAATGGTATCTATGTGGATGACGAAGAGGATGACGAGCATCTGTTCAACGGAATCCTCATGCGTGTATTCGAAGATCCGGAGGTGATCCGTGTACAAGCATCTGTTGACGACACGATGATCGAACGCCTGATGCGTGTACGCAAGGCAACCCCGCAGGTACTTCGCAATAATCCCAGCTTCGTCTATATCATGTCCGTGGACGATGCGGACCGTTATGACGACGAACTGACACAGCGCATGGGCAAGGGAGCCAACTGGACGGACACCAACTCGATGCGATTCAAGGGAACTACCATCAAGACCATCGCCTCATGGCCTGACGGTCTTATTATCGGAACCGTTGCGACTCCTACCGAACAGTCCAACTTCTGGGGAGCTGTCAACCTGCAGAATGACTTTGATGTGATCCAGATCGACAAGCTGACCAATGCCGGTGAAAGATACTTCTTTAAGATGCTCATGACAGCGGATACCAATACTGCCTTCGGTGAGGAAGTAGTTATGCTGGATGTACGTGAGGGTAACAGCATTACAGCTGCCGGAACAGCCATCACCATGACATCACAGAATGACGCGGTGCTTCTGTCTCCTACAGCAGATACGACCTATACCATTGATGGTTCAAAAGTACTTTCAGGGGCACGTCTTGCTGTCACCAACCAGGCTGCATCCTTTACGGCAACCGTACAGGGTGTTGAAGTACCTGCAGGTAAGAGTACATCTCTTTACTTTGATGGAAAATCATGGTTTGAAGGAGAGGTAGTAAATGTAGGTATCAGCGGCAAGACAGACTCAGAGAATGCTTCGAAGGCGAGTGTGGCCTCTGCTATCAAGGAAACATCCGAGGAAGAAGAAACTGAGTAATCATCTCTTACCTGAATCGCAATGGACTGGAGTACTGTACTTACCATCTTGCAAGACTGGTTTGCTCCTACGGGGATAGTCGTCATGGCCATTGGCTGGTGGCGTGACCGCAGGCTGACGAAGGTCCGTGCGGTCAAGGAAAACGAAGGCGTGTATCATCAGTTGTATGACGACCTCTCTGCGACAACTCTCAAATTAAGTGATCAAATAAGAAAAGTCAATGGAAAGATCATCATTTTCGAACAGGCATTTCGCAGGTGCCATCAGTGCAGGCTTGCTGAGCATTGTCCTGCTCTTATCTTCCTGCGCAGCAAGCAGGGAGAACCGGACAGTCGTCCGCTCGGGGTCTCTTCAGCGGAGCGGAACCGAGGTAATCACCTCCGCGAAGGACCCGATGAGGATGGCGAGCCTGACACTGGAACCGGAACGTCTGCGGATGATCGCCAGCCTCCCTAAAAACATAGGTGTGCAAAAACAGGAAAATGGTCTGAATCTCAGGATTGAGTCTGACGGAGAAGGTGGCGTGAACGTCACGGCACAGACTGAAGGGAAGCAGGAGATCACAATAGAGAGGACGTTCGCGGAGAATAGTGAAACGGATGAGACGCTCAAAGAGGAAACAACACCATCACCCTCCTTTTGGGAGCGGGCAAAGATAAAGGTCATAGGATTGTGCCTTATATGCCTGCTCCTTTTAACAGGGTCCCGGTGGCTTAAAAGCAAATTAAAAAACAATTTAAATTAGATTGATATGGAGAATACTGGAGCTATCTATGGAGTAAGCTCGCTTAAATATAACGGATCGGCACTTGGTCTGATTTCCGAGGACGGCATGCAGCCGGGCGGAGATTCCGCTACCAAGAACCGTATCTGGGCGGCACAGAAACGCAATGCGCCGTTTGCTGTGATCAAGGGTACTCCCGGAACCAAGATGTGGACGTTTACCCTGATTGAGCTGCTGGCTAAAAACATGGTACAGGTCATGGGTGGAGAGGCTGATGAACAGGGTAACTATACACCGCCGACCGAGGACAAGGATGTTCAGGGCGTGTTTGATATCGGATGTACCACTGGCCATACCATCCGCATCTATAACGGGCTGCTTACCTGCAACTTCGCCAACGGCATCAACTTTAGCAACGTGCTGGGTATCTCGTGCGAACTGGAAATGCAGGAGGCGGGCGAAAACAAGCCTGCCTACAAGATCTTTGCACCCGGTGAGGTACCACCGGCAAGCGAACTGCCTAACCAGGAAACATAATGAACAGCAAAGCTACACAGCGCCAAGCAGCTGAAATGCTGCTTGACGTTGGCATCCGCATTCCGGTGATACCCCGAAGGATCTTCGGCAAACGGAAGGGAAAGTCATCCCTTGTCATGCATCGTCCACCGGCAGGAGCGATCATCCGGATAGCCCTTCGCTATCTGAAGCTGGGTGTTACACCAGAAGAAATCAAGGATATGGAGTATGACGCCCGTCTGAGGTTTATTGCAGAGAAGGGAAAGGCTGTCAGCGAGATTGTTGCCCTGTCCATCTGCACGGGATGGATTGCTGGATGGCTGTTTGTAAAGCCCGTTGCCTGGTATCTTAGATGGCGTGTACATCCTGCCATGCTTACGGCAGCGTTGATACAGCTGCTCTCGGGCATAGACGTACAGGCTTTTTGCAATACTATTCCATTGGCAGCCAGGGCGGCAAAGCTGCTCGAACCAATCGGAAGCCACAAAGAGAGGATGAGTTAAAGGGCCGTAATGAAGGTCCACATAGCATTCTCGGTATCATCGCTCAGTCTATGGAGCGGTTCGGATGTTCAAAACACTATATTCTCTGGAAGATCAGCTATGCGGAGCTGCTGGTAATGAACATGGATGTCAGCCGGTATATCTCAAAGGAGGAGCTTATCGAAAGGGAAAAGAGCCGTTGTCCGGAGACTTTTACTACAGAATATTTTCAAACAAGATTAGGAGGATAAATGGAACCCGTCAGACTGGAAATACTGCTTGATGACAAGACGCTCAAAGGAATGCGATCCGTGGAGGGCAACCTGGGTGATATGGGCAAGTATACCCAGGCCGTGATAGCACAACTGGAATCTCAGCTCAAAGACCTGCAGAATCAGTTCAAGCAGGCTATGGCATCAGGCACAAACTCCGATGCGCAGATGGCGGATATTCAGGCTCTTACTGGTGTCATTGGGCAGTTAAAAGCTGAACTAAAGGAGCTGGAGGCACAGAAGAAAAAGACAAGTTCTACGCCTATCTTAGGTGACGATCCTGCTCCCAAGCTCAACAATGTGAAGATGAGCATGCAGCAGATTGCCCGTGAACTGCCTGCCCTCGCTATGGGGCCGCAGATGTTCTTCCTGGCTATCTCCAACAACATCCCCATGTTTACCGATGCACTGGCATCGGCACGAAAGGAATACGAAGCTCTGACTGCCGCAGGAAAGAAAGCCACTCCTGTATGGAAACAGGTGCTTTCCTCCCTGTTCTCCTGGCAGACGGCAATGGCCACTGCAATCACTCTTTCCGTCGTATACGGAAAGGAGATCGGTAATTTTATTAAATCGATGATGTCTGTTGGCAAGGCAAGCATCAGCCTTGCAGATGCACAAAAAAAAATAAACGACGCTTTTACTTCTGGATCAAGTAAAGTGGGTGATCAGATAGCTAAAATCAGATCCCTTCAGGAGCAATGGAATCATCTGGGGAATAATCTCGAAAAAAAGAAAGAGTTCATCAAGGATAATGCTGATGAGTTCAAGAAGCTAGATGTTGCTGTTAAGAATGTCAATGATGCAGAGAATCTGCTTGTCACAAATACTCCTGCGTTTATTCAGGCTTTGGCACTAAGGGCCCAAGCTGCGGCGGCACAGGAACTGGCGGCAAAGGAATATGCCCGTATGCTCTCTGCGCAGGCTGATCAAAAGAATGCGGGGAAAGCCAATGTGTTTCAGGCTTTGTATAGAGGATTGTTTGAAGTTGTCGCCAATAAAGGAGGTAAAAAAGAGAAGGATTATTTTACTGCTCAGATAAACCAGGCCAAGGAAGCCGGAGATGTATACACAGAATTGGGTGTAAAAGCCGAAGAAGCTGCAAAAAAAATACTTAAAGCTGCCGGTATCGATGACTATGAAAAAAAGGACACCGGCAAATCCGCCCGCGACTACCAGGACGAACTTGCCGACGCACGTATAAAGGCACAGCAGAAGCTGGAAGCCGCCCGCACCTCCGTCATGAAGGACGGAATCGAAAAGAGACAAAAACTGGCTAAGCAGGAACTGGAAGAAACTCTGGCCGGGATCAACAAGCAGGAACGTGACACGCTCAAGAAGATGGAGGAAGCTGAGAAGAACCGGGGTGTCAAGTCTACTCCTGAAGAGAAAAAGGCGGTAAAAACGAATGCCCAGCAGCAGCGTCTTGTTGCCTATCAGCAATACGCAAAGGATCTTTACGCGATTGACAAGGAGTTTCAGGAGAAGGATCTGAAGTCCTGGATTGAATACAACAAAGAATACGGCACCTACCAACAGAAGCGTGCCGCGATCATGAAGGAATATACCTTGAAGTCCTCTCAGGAGGGTCTTAACGAGTATGACAAGAAGCTGCTGGCAAAACAGCGTGACGAAGCATTGTCCGCCCTTGATTTTACAGAGCTCAAGAACGTCATCAATTGGGATGTTGTCTTCGGTAATCTGGACAGGGTGACAAAGCAGGAACTACAGAAGGTAAAGAAACAAATCGTCGCTTTTCGTAATAGTCCAGAATTTAAGAAGAATGCCACTCCTGAGCAAATCAAGGTCATCGAGGAAGCTATCGGCAAGATCGACGAGGAAGTCATCAATAAAGGTGGACTGTTCGGCAACCTGACCGAATCCATTCGTGACTATTCTGAAGCGGTTGGTGAATTGACCGAAGCGCAGAAGGCATATGACGAAGCGGTAAAGAAATATGGGATAGACAGCGCAGAAGCTGAGACTGCCCGAAAGAACAAGAATAATGCTGAAGCCAAAGTCCGCAATACGGAGGGTAATCTGGAAACCTCAAAGAATAAGGCTGTTAAAAATCTGACAGCCGTCGCTGATGCAATGAACCAGCTCGGAGATGCAGATATGAGTCTGGCATCTTTTGGTAGTGCTGTCGGATCTCTGGTTGATGTGTTATCAGAATCCGGCAGCAAAATTGGAGGACTCATAGCCTCTATCCTGGCTATTTTCGACCAGATTGGAGAGAAAGGGCTGGTAAATTTTGTCGGTGATATTGTAAAATCAATTGGCCATGTGGCTGAGAAAACGTGGGGTGGATTTGCAAATGTACTGACATTGGGTAAGTTTAATATTGGCGGTGCCGATTATTCCGACTACGATGAGATGGTCGACAAGTATAATCGTCTGAACGAAATTTGGGATGAACTCATCGACAAGAAATCGGAATATATTGAGATGTCGTACGGATCAGAAGCGGCAAAGGCTGGTCAGGAGGCTCTTGATATCGCACAGAAAAGTATTGAATCCTACAGATTACTAGGAAGAGAGCGGCTGAATTCAGGAGCGTCTACCGGATCTCACTCTATCGGTGTGCGTATACGCAAAAGTCTGAGTCAAAGTGAGTGGGATCAGTGGGATGCATTTGCTCGTTCGATAGGCATGAACCCGAATGATATCGGTGGTAGAATGACCGGATTGTTCGATCTGACAGCCGAGCAGCTCGAGAAGCTGAAAGAAGAAGCTCCTGCCTTTTGGCTGAAATTGGATGCGGACGTACAGGATTATCTGAATAAGATCATCGAAGGTGGAGAACGTATCGAGGAAATCAACCAACAGATACAGGAGCAACTGACGCAGGTATCATTTGACAGTATGCGTGATGCCTTCTATGACACACTTCTGGATATGGAGAGTGATTCTCAGGATTTTGCGGATGATTTCAGCGCATACTTGCAGAAGGCAATCCTTATGACCAACCTGACAGATGCCTATGATAAACGTCTACAGGCATGGTATGAGAAATTTGCCAACTACAACAAGGAAGGTGGAATAAACACCGACGAGTATAAGGATCTGCAGGAGGAATGGAATAAGATTGTTGAGGATGCGCTTGCCGAGCGTGATGCCCTGAAAGATATTTTCGGCTGGACTTCATCTTCTTCCTCCACACAGGAAGGCAGGGCTGGTACCATTACCTCCATAACGGAGGAGACTGCCGGCAGACTGGAAGGAATCGGCAATGCCATGCTGGATCATGTGATCAACATCGATAACCTGATCTCCTCTGCTCTTGAGATGATGGCAACGGCGATCAGCCGGATTGCGGAGAACTCAGAATATTTGAAGCATCTTGAAACGATAGACGAGGGCATTACGGACTTGCGTCGTGGTGTCAAAATGAAAGGATAGGATTATGAAAGTAGAAGAAGGACTCTTTTATATCAACAATATCGATATGGCCACATATGGCTGTTTTCTTTGGGAGGAAAACGCAGGCGATCATACCAATTATGACTCTCTGCTGAAACCGCCCAAGATGAAGGAGTATACTTCTGTCAGTTATCGGGAGCTTGACGGGGAGGAACTGCCCGACATACTGATTCCATGCTACGAAGCACGGGATATCACCCTGAAAATGGCTATCGCAGCGGACACAAGAACCAAGTGGTACGCGTACTATAATACCGTGATCACTTTACTTAAGTCGGGATGGCTGACGATAAGGCTTCCGGAAATCGACAGGGTCATGAAAGTTTATATGAAGGAATATACCAAGTACAGTCAGTTTACACTACTTAAAAATACCGGGCAGCAAATTGCCGGATTCGCGGTAACGCTGCGCGAACCGAAACCTGTTTAAGTGAAAGTTAAAAACGATTTAAATTGTCTATAAATGGAACTTGTAATCTACGGTAGAGACGGAAATATCAAAAAAAAGGTAAGTCCTGATTCTTCTTCCCGATGGAGTGAAGAGGTTGCTTCCGAGTTCGTGGTGAACGTAAACTTCACCACCTGGGAGTTCTTCATCTTGTCGGTAGGTGATTACATCGAAGTGGGTGGCAAACGGTTCTCTATCAAGAAGGAGGCTCGCCCGAAAAAGACCAACACGCAGAAATATACTTATAACATCAGCTTCTACGGTCGGGAACACGACATGCAGGATTTGCTCTTTTGTCGTCTCAACCAGGGAAGTGATGATCTTGAATCCGTATTTGCCTACGACGGAACTCCGATGGAGTATCTTGAGAAGCTGGTGGATAACATGAACCGGAACGCTGACGGTGTAACATGGAGAGTCGGTGAAGCCATTAGTGCCAACCGGCAAACAATCAACTTTAACGGCCTGTATTGCTGGGATGCTGCTGCAGAGATTGCCGCTGCATTTGAAACGGAGTGGTGGCTGGATGGAGAATACCTGAACCTGAGCAAATGCGAGCGAGGTCAGCGTGTCACGCTCGGCTACATGAAGGGCCTCAAGACCGGTCTTACTCAAACCGAGAATTCGGATTCCATCAAGTGGTTCACCCGTCTGATACCCGTTGGCAGCACAAAGAATATCGATCCGTCGAAATATGGATTTACACATCTGCAGTTGCCTTCCCGTGCTACTCATATAGATCTCAATACTCAGCTTGGTCTTAAAGAGCACAGGGAGGAGAAAGCCTTCAGCGGTATCTTTCCCCACCGGCTTGGTACTATATCCTCTGTCAGATCTGAAGAAAAGACAAACGAGGAGACGGGCGACTATACTGTATACTATGTCAAGGACAACGATCTGCCCTTTAATCCTGACGATTATATGGTCAGCGGAAAGGTGATCCACATCACTTTCGAAAGCGGTGATCTTTCCGGACGGGAATTCGAATGTAACTGGCATAACGATACAAAGGAGTTCGAGATCATCAATACTTATCCGGACGAGAATACCCAGATACCAGGCGGCAATCTTATTCCGAAGGCGGGCGATACCTATATACTGACTAACATCCGTATGCCGGATGAGTATTATCCGATAGCCGAGCAGCAATTCAAACAGGCAGTAGAAAACTATTTGAAAGAGTACAGCCGGGACATCTCGATCTATTCCTCTGATACGGATTACATTTACGTGGACAAGCATGCTGTTCCCCTGCTGCTGGGACAAAGAGTGCGTTTGGAGGATGAGCAATACTTTGACAAGGGGTATATCGATACCCGCATCACAAGGGTAGAGAGAAAGCTTACCAATATCTGTGAGGCATCTATTGACTGCTCGGCGGCCATCAGCACCTCCTGGAAATCATCCGTGGATTCCTCGCTCGGTAATTTGCAGTATGTGCTGGGGAAGCAGGAAGCACAAAGCAACCTACAGGTCTTGAAGACAGGAGATTCACAGGAGCCTTCGGAATATAATGTCTTTTCAGCATTGCGCTCCGTGCTTGAGATGTCCGTGCGCTCCCTCAGCCGCAAATACGACGACACCGCCTTTGGTATCATCACCTTCGTAAAAGGATTTGTCTCCAACGCCGTATCCGCCTTTATGAAGGGAGCCAAATTCGGTAACTTTGTTGCCGGGAAAGATGGTTCGGGCGGTGCCATAACCGTTGACGAAACGACAAACAGAACAAACCTTGAGATGGATGAAGGGCTTTTCCGTGACAAGGTAGAGTCTGCACTGGTCAATTCGGACAAGGCCACAACCCTCAACCTGGTTGTCGAGGAGCTAGCGAAAATGTACGATCTGACCGTATCCCATGTTGCCACCCTGATGGGTACAATAGTCAAAGACTATGTCTCTTCCGAGAAGTTCGTCTCCGGATTCGCAGGCGAAGGTATGAAGCTCTACAAGACGATTGACGGCAGCTGGAACATGGAGCTTGACAAGCTAGTCGTCCGCAAGCTTTTCAGTGTATTCCAGCTTGTAGTCCAGAAGATCGTGCATCAGGGAGGCATGGTCATCCGTTCTGCAGCCGGAGGCAAGATAACAAAGGTGACCGATGGCGGAACATACTGGCGATGCGAGCATGACAGCACAGATGATTTCGTAGAAGATGACCAGCTAATCTGCCAGGCGTTTACCGGAAAGTCTGCAAAACGCTACTGGCGTCTTGTTGTATCTGCCGGAGCAGGATATTTCGACTTGTCCAAGACGGACTGCGAAGCGGGAAGCGCAACACCGGAAGAAGGAGACGATGTCGCGGTATTGGGTAACAGGACTGATACATCACGCCAGAAGGCACAGATCGACTGTGCCATTGGTGATAATGCTCCATACCGGGATGATTACGCAGGCATCAATTCTTATTCGCTGGCAGGTAAATTGATTACCCGCACCGGAGAATTGTCAGGGATCACCGATTCGGTATTCGGGGTATTGTCCGGTCCCGGCTTATACGGAACAAACGTATACCTGAGAGGTATGTTTGTTCTGCGTTCCGGCAAAACGGTAGAAGGAGAGATCGCAGGAGCTATCGATGATATTGAGATTGGTGGACGTAATCTGTTGATGAATACAAAAAGTTTTGCCGGGTGGAAAAACATGAATGGTGCCACGCTTCTGAGTGAAACCTACCAGGAACTGACTATAGTTAATCAAGGAGGTTCATGGGTCAGGTTTGAACAGGATTATTCGTTTGAAGCTGGCCAAACGTACTCATTAAGTGCATTTGTACGTTCTACAACCGGAGGTACTACATTGTATGCGGTTGCTCCTGGAAACTCAAAGGAACTGACACGTAATCTTTCTACTGAATGGCAGAGAGTCAGTCATACTTTTACCATTACGGAGGATGTCGTATCACCGGCTTATTTTGTTATACCTAATGGAACTAATTCTACAGGTTCATTGCAAATCTGTGGATATAAGCTTGAAAAAGGCAACAAGGCCACCGACTGGACTCCCGCTCCGGAAGACGTGGAAAATCGAATCACCACCGTCGAAACGAACTTCGAAATCCGCGAAGGCCAGATATCCTCAAAGGTAACAGAAGCTACCGTTGCCGCTTCGAACGCGAAGAAGAGCGAAACTTCCGCAGCAGGTTCCGCTTCTACGGCAACAGCCAAAGCGGGCGAAGCTTCTACAGCAGCTACTAACGCAACAAATAAAGCAAATGATGCCGCTTCCTCGGCATCTGCTGCGGCTGGATCTGCTAGCTCTGCTGCGGCATCTCTGCAAGCGGTCACGATTAAGGAAAGCAGCATCAATCAGACTGCGAGCAATATCACTCTGCAGGTATCAGAAGTAACAACGAAAGCTGGTCAGGCAAGCGCAGCCGCAGAACTGGCAATGGCGATGAGTCAAGGAAGGATGTTATATCGTGATGCTTCGTTTGCTAGTGGACTGAATGATATAAAAGTTTATAATAGAATATCTGGTGGCAAGGTTACTATCTCGCGTGTATCAGGTGTTGCAGGAAATCCAAACTCATCAGGGTATTGCATTAAAATAACAACTGCAGGAGCAGCCGACCCTGATCATGGAGGATTTTACTTTGCAACGCCTACAAAAGCTAACAGAGTGTTAGTTGCCCGTTTCATCGCTAATGTTCCTACAGGTTATACAATAACATTTGGGACTAATATTATAGGGAATGGAAGTACCAGTAAATGGCTTACGGATCATGTGGGAACCGGTAAATGGACAGAATATGCCTATAAGGTAACATGTGGCTCATCGGGAACATTCAGTTCCACTATGTTTTTCTACCTGAGCGGTGGTGCAACTCCTACCGATGCGAATCCCCTTATCTGGTATCTATGTTATGCAACAGTTTTTGATGTTACCGATGCGGAGGTAGACTATATTGCCGACGCTGCAAGCAAGTATACAACCAAAATTACGTATGAGGCAGGCATAAAGGTTTTAAGTGACAGCATTGCGTTAAAGGTTGACTCTTCGACTTTCAACGCTTTAGGCAATCGAGTCTCAGCAGCGGAATCCGCAATCACAGTAGCTCAGAATGCCATTGAGCAAAGAGTAACCAAGACTGAGTATAACAAAGTAGGAAGACTCGTTGCGTATGGTACTAATACAGATGCGCTTGCGACATCGTATGTGATGCTCAATGATAAGCAGATAACTCATGCCGGCAGAGGATTTACCCTTTTCAAAATAAACAGGACAACCTTAGAATTTGCCAGAGTGGGGACCTATGACGTGTATGCCGGAGGTGCAAATTTCACCAACTTCGTAAACGCCCTGAATGCTATTGACGCAAACTATGTTGTAGCTGTCATCTCATCTGACGCCATTGCCATTGATACGGCAACGGCTAATGCACTGGTAGCCTACGGTGGCAGTGGTATGACCTGTGCCACAACAAGACGATCCTACGTCCTTATAGGACAGAAAGGGATAGGAAAAGGGAACGGTTTGGAACAATGGAAGCAAGGAGGAGCCGGCAACGTAACCATCTCCACCACAATCATCAATGGAGCGGTAACCGGATTTTTTGGAGGTGGTAATTTCGCAACAGCCTTGTCCACCGCAGAGACGCGAATTAGTCAAACCGAGAACTCTATCAATCTGAAAGCGGATAAAACGACCGTGGAAGGCATCAATACCCGCTTGCAGTCTGCCGAAGCAAAGATAACTCCTGATGCGATCAAGCTGACTGTAAAGGAGCAGACGGAGAGTATTGCGGCTAGCGCAGCAAAACGCACCGAGCTATGGGTAGATGCTACTTCGCTGGACGTAAATAAGTATTATCCGATTACAATCCCGTTGCATACAACTGCACCATACACAATAACAGTTGAAAGAACGCTTAACGCAAATTACGGTAAGCCATCATGGAGTACGCATGCTGGCGGCTTCTCGGTTATGTGTCGCTGGCGATCTAACGGTAATGGATGGGGAACAATCGCTATCCAAAGAACAATTCTAGAGTATGACTATCAATTTTCTACTGTTATACCTGTTGGTAGTATCGGTCAAGTGTCAACTAATTCGATGGAGTATGTGTATGTCCGTGGCGGCTCCAAGTATCATGTAATTGTAGAGGGAGCTTCAGGGCTAAATATAGTTCTTCGCACGGAGCCATATTATGGAGGTGGCGGTCAATCTATTGACATAAAAACAGAAGTTACCCGCCCGCAGGTTGATCTGCTCCAGCGTCCCACTACCGACACGATCAAGAGTCAGATCACCCTTGACGGATTCGGAATTTCTGTGTTTGGGAAGAAGATTGACTTTACCGGACAGGTGACTTTTAATTCGCTGAACTCCGCTCTGCAAAGTACGATTAACGATAAGGCAAGCAATTCTCAGCTTACTACGTTGCGAAACTCGCTCAAAGATATGGCATATCAGGACATGGTAACGCTTGCTAAGCTTGATACTACCATCATCGATGGCGGACATATCAAAACCTCTCTGATCGATGCGAACGCTATTGTGACGGGCGCACTTGTCGCGGATCGAATATCAACTACTGATATAACTACAGGAAGGCTGCATGTAACATCTGGAGCTAAAATTGGAGAATGGGATGTTACAGCAACAGGATTAGCTATAACATCACAAAATGATGCTAATATTCTACTTAATATGTCTGGTACAAAATTTTTAAGAATAAATGAAAATAAATATAGTTCATTGATATCTGCTCGTAATGATTCGGGTAGTATCTTTTCGTTAAGTGTTTATGGCTCAGGAAACGGATTGGATATTGTCGCAAATGGTGGCGAAAAGAATTATGGATATGCTATAAAAAGTGCGGGACAGCATCAATTCTACCAACGATCCGGTGATATATGGAATGCTCCGGGAGTCCTTTGGGCAGGTATAATTGATGGAAATGGTAATATATCACGTTCATGGGGTAATGGGTGTACAGTTTCAAGGATATATCGCAATGGTGCAGGAGATTATGTTATTGAGCATAATGCTGGTAGCGAATATATTCCTATTGCGACAGCTATTCACGGGGTATGGAGTATTGCTTCTGTATCAGATGTTAATCATAACTACTTTCATGTAAGAACATTCCATAAAGATGGAAATTATGGTGATTCCTGGTCCTGCGTAGCTATTATAGGAAGAAATAGAATATAA